TCCAGTCTTGGCATCAGGTTGCACCCCGTCAGCAGGAGGGGTATCATCAATATCCATAAGTTCTTTTGTATCATCTTCTAACATCCTAAACACTTTTTCAGTTCCATTGTTAATCCGTTTCTCAATCATGCCTGGTTTGGCACGAGCAAGACGTGTCAAGTTGTGGTCTTTAAAGACCTTCATATAATTTGATTTCTCTTTTGCCAACTCGTTATTCGCCAAGGTAAGTTTGTTCATGGCTTCACCCTGTTTCTTGGCATTTTCTTCTGCTGCCTTGAGAGATGCTTGTGCAGTATTGACTGCAAGTTCTAACTGAACTTGGTTTTCTTTGAGAGTGCGATTATTTGCTTCGAGTTGAACCACTTCCGATTCAAGATTAGATACTGTAACCTGGTGGTAGGCATATCCACCACCAAGAACAATCAAAAAAATAACTATCAAATACGGCATATCACTCTATCTCATCATCTTCTTCATAAATTTCTATTTGACCACTACAAAAAGGACAAAAGAGGGGTTTGAGGTCCCATTCAAGCCATCCCTCTTCTTTGGTTATTTCAAAATCATCACACTCTTCACAGTAACATGACCACCTTGACATTATAACGCCCTTGGTATGTATTTGTCAGTGGGATTTAACATCTTCCAAGCATTTTTAAAACTTTTATGTTTACCGTCGATAGTCATATAAGGAGTAGAATATTCAAGGTCTTCTTCTATGATATCACTACCTACAACATAAACTCTAACTTCTGCGTACTTTCTATCAACGCAGTTTGATAGGTGCAACCACCTCCAATCTTCAGCACTTCTATCCGACTCTTTTGGTAAATAAAGTTTAATCTGTTTCATAGGTCAAAACCCGTGGTCAAATTTTTATGAGTGGAAATCAATTCCCTATACCCACCTACCCACGTGTCGTTTACTTGAACAACAGGAAAGGACTTGGCTTCGGGAAATTTTTCTTTCATTTCCTCGATGGTAAAATCTTCTTCCAATTTCAGATATTTAAACTCGATATTTTGAGTCTCACAGTAAAATTTTGCATTGGAACAATTTGGACAATTATCCTTACCCCAAATAGTCACCCTTACAGGATAGGTCATTGTATTTATCTCCTATAATTTAAAATCACTGAATGTATTGTCAGTAATATCCTGTTTAATACCACCAATAACATAGGACTCAATTTCTGTTTCTTGTGGTGCATTTTGCAAGCCTCGACTATTGAACCAGTGTTGTGTCCAAGGTAATGGGTTGTTACGACTTGATATATCGTAGATGTCATTGTAACCAATAGCACGTAACCTTTTGTTAGCAATGTATTCTATATATTGACCCAACAAAGTTGATGATAGTCCAATCATAGAACCCTTTTCAAATAAGAAATCAGCCCAGTCTTTTTCCTGTCGTACCGCACCTTCGTACAATTCATACACTTCTGTTTCACAGTCCTTCATGACTTTATTCATCACTTTATCATTCTCGTGATGTTGATAACACTTAAGTATATGTTGTGAGATAGCAAGGTGTTGTGACTCATCACGTGCAATCAGTGAAATAATCTTTGCACTACCTTCCATTAGTTTTAACTCACCGAATCCGAATGAACAGGCAAACGATACGAAAAACCTCAGACCTTCTAGAATATTAACACTAATGAGGGCCATGTAAAGTGATTTTTTAAGTTCATACTCATCAACAGGTAGACCAATAAGTTTTTTCCTACCTAAGTCGATGAAATGGTCATACTTCTCAGTGACCATCTCTGCACGTTTTACAATGGCAGGTTCATTAAGAATAGTGTCAAAAACATCAGCAGGGTCGGAGTAAACATTTTTGATAATGTGTGTGTAAGAACGACTGTGGATTGTCTCCATGAAGTCCCACGCAATGATACAAGATTCTAGTTCGGGTAAAGAAACAAAAGGCAAAAATGCAATAGCAGGTGCACGTCCCTGCACCGAGTCTAGTAGTGTTTGGTATCGAAGATTAGATGTGAAGATATGCTTCTGACCTTCAGACAAACTTTGATAATCAGACCTATCTTTCTGTAGTGACACCTCTTCTGGTCTCCAAAAGAAACCAAGTTGTGTTTGAGTCAACTTGTCAAAGATGGGGTATTTAAATACGTCAAACCGTTGGTTGTTTAATGGTTCACCGAAAAATAAAGATTGTTTGGTGTAATCCACATTTTTTTTATTAAAGACTGTCACTCGTCAATCACCCTAAGTTTAGAATTATTCAAGGATTCTAAAGTAGCAATCAACTCGTCATATCGAGCAATCTTTTCAAGTTCGCCTTCTAGTGTTTCCATAAAGTCACCATGCTCCGCAACACCTACAGGGTTGGATATGAATGTTTCCCAGTTCATTACATGATATGCACGTCTACCTTTTAGATACTCCATCATTGCGTCATTAATGTGTTGCATTTTCTCTCCTATGCGGGTTTTCTGTCGTTAAGTTCCTATAGGCCATCCTATGTCCATAGATTTTTCTATCTTCTTTAGACCTTTTCTCAAACCATTGATTAAACATTCTTGAAATCATTCTATCATCTTCATCTGTACTAGCATATCTGTTTTTTCTACCGTCCCATGCTAATGGATGTTTATCTGGCCTCGGTCTATGCTTAAGGTCTTCATCATTTTCTTGCCTAAGTTTTATGTAGTCATGGTCTCCTTTCATCTCACCTTCAAAGACATCTACAATACCACCCATTTGAACATCTATTGCATAATGACAAAAAATATGATATGAATAGTCTCCAAGAAGTCTATCTCTCCAATGAATAACATTCGGTCCCATATAAAACATCAGGTCGCCAGGAAACAATTCTATTGATTTACACCCATTAAGTTTCCTTTCCACATGAGATAATTGTTGAGATAACTCTGGAATCGTTCTTTGATCTCTACAAGAATAATCATCATCATTTCTTACCCATATTTTCCATGGTGAACCATCATCCGTTTTATAATTCAGACACATTGTTGCACTGATTTCACACGATGGTCTGTCAGTATGAGCACCCAAAAAAGAATTTCTGAAATACTTCCTACTAAAGGAATAAGTTTCCACAACTGGTATATCTAACACTTCGGATAAAATACGGTGAACGTATCTATTCATAGCCACAGAATGTGGACCCGAATGACCACCGTTAGAAGAGTTAGTGTTTTCCACTCCAAATAAAGGTGTAGCAATCACTTTTTCTCTTGCATGATTCATATTAAGATTGTGGTTTTTAAAATCAGAATTCCGTTCTACTGTCAACCAACAATCTAAAGCAAATTGAATGACATCTTTTGGAATTACATCTCTAAGAATTAAGTATCCTTGAGTGAAAAAATCTATAGTTTCCTGATTTGTAACTCCTGAAACCCACCCACTGGGTGGGCAATCCATCCAATATTTTACAGTTCTTGCTTCATATGGCACAGGCATCGCAATCCTCACCTTCATCATCAATAATTGGTTGTAAGAATGGGTCTGGTTCATCCACCTTTACAACGTCTTCAGTTTTACCATCCATCGTATTGTGATAGTAAGAAGTTTTCCAACCTAACTTATATGTAGTCAACAAATCTCTTGCCATCACAGATACGGGCACTTCGTTGTTTTCATATTTTTCTGGATTGTATGACCAATTACCAGAGATGGCTTGGTCAAAGAACTTCTGCATCACAGCAACAATATTAATATAACCCGTGTTATCTTCCATATCCCACAGCAATGTGTATGAGTTTTTAAGATTATGATACTGTGGTACAATCTGTTTTAATGTGCCCTTCTTACTCTTCTTGACACTCAAATAATCACGTGGTGGTTCAATACCATTAGTTGCATTCGACACAACAGATGAACTCTCAGATGGCATCTGAGCAGAAAGAGTTGAGTGACGGAGGCCAAATAACAAGATATCCAATCTTAGTTGGTCCCAATCCATATTATACTCTGGTGCAACAATCTGGTCAACCTCTTTTTTATAGTGGTCGATTGGTAGATATCCCTCTGAATATTTTGTACGATCAAACCATTCACACTTACCTTTTTCTTTAGCAAGGGTGTTTGATGCTTTCAACAGGTGATACTGAAAACTCTCAGTCAACTCATGTACCAGTTTCAATGCTTCAGAATCCGAGTACTTAACCTTGTTCTTGGCAAGAAAGTGTGCAAGTCCGATATATCCGATACCTAATGAACGACGAGCAAGGGTTGACCTCATTGCAGCCTCGATAGGATATCCCTGATATGAAATCAGTTCATCAAGTCCCCTAACAGCAAGGTCACACAAGCTTTCCATCTCATCCATTTTAATAATACCGACATTGATTGCAGACAAAATACACAATGCAATTTCACCTTCGGGGTCATCAATATGTTTGATAGGTTTTGTTGGTAGTGTAATTTCTTGACATAGGTTCGACATACTCACCTTGTCCAAGAATGAACTATGAGTATTACAATGGTCGATGTTCATGACATACACTCGTCCAGTCTCAGCTCTTTCTTTCAGAAGGTCAGTAATTAACTCACGTGCAGAAATAGATTTCTTCGGTACAGAGTGTTTACGTTCATACTTCTCATATAACTCATCAAACTCTTCGGTACCAAATGCATCATACAAATCAGGTGCATCGTGTGGTGAAAACAAAGTAATGTTGTCATTAGAGATAAACCTTTCGTAAAACAACTTACTCATCTGGATAGAGTAGTCCAACTTACGTACACGATTATCCTCGGTTCCTTTGTTATTCTTCAGTACTAAAATGTCTTCAATCTCTTGGTGCCAGATAGGAAAGTGAACTGTAGCACTACCACCACGTACACCGTTTTGTGTGCAACATCGAACTGTGGATTCAAACTTCTTCAAGAAAGGAATGACTCCTGTGTGTTGTACTTCCCCACCACGAATCTTGGCACCCAATCCTCTAATACGACCTGCGTTGATACCAATACCAGCACGTTGTGCTACGTACCTACCAATAGCCATGTCACTGGAAAAAATTGAGTCTAGGCTGTCATCAGAATCAATCAACACACACGATGCAAATTGACGCATAGGTGTACGTACACCAGACATGATTGGTGTTGGGATACTAATCTTGAATGTAGAGATTGCATCGTAGTAGTCTTTCACATACTTGATACGTGTTTCAGTTGGATACTTGTGAAACAACACCATAGAAATTAACATATACATGAACTGTGGTGTCTCAAATACTGAACCACTAGAACGGTCTTGTACAAGGTACTTGTCAACAATTTGCTGCAATCCAGCATAAGTGAAAAGGTTATCACGATTATGCTTGATATAATTATTCAGTGTCTCCATTTCTTCATCAGAGTACATGTCCAAAATCTCTGGGTCATATACACCAGCATCAATATTACGTACAATCAAACCCTTGAGATGTGGATGAATTTCAGAGTCTTTCCACTTAGTGTTGAACACCTGTTTTTGTACGGAGTATAACAGCAAACGTGCAGCCACATACTGGTAGTTGGGATTCTCTAGTGAAATCAAATCACTAGATGATTTAACGAGAATTTTTTGAATTTCTTTTGTAGTGATACCGTCATAGAATTGAAGACCACTATTAATTTCAACAAGAGATTGTGATACACCTGTAATACCTTCACATGCTTTGTTTACCATTCTGTGGATTTTATCTAGATTAAGAGAATCACGTGAACCATCACTCTTAATAACTTTAATCTCTTGTTCGGTCATATCTTTTTATACTCCATAAACTTGGCTTTGGCAGATAGACCACGGAAAGTACATGCGTCGATAATATCAATCAACTCTTCTGAGGTCAGACCACTTCTGACCATATCATTTATATCTTTGCACGAACCAACTTTCTTTTTGTCCCATATACAAACATCATAACCATTCGAAATGACATCCTCAATCTTCTTGAGTATCACGTCATTGCGTGGTTCATTGTCGTATATCAATACAGCATTCTCTTTTATATCGGATGGTATCTTTCCAAAGTCACTACCACCCACAGCAATACTATTTTTCAAGAAAAAGCTGTCAATAGGACCTTCAGTAACATACACTTTCTGTGTCTTATCTACGTTATTTAAATTATAAATTAATGGTCTGTTGGCATCAATTCTCACGGTCAAATATCTAAGTGGACTCTCGTTTATTGCTCGTCCCGATACACCAACTAATACACCATCTTCATCATAAAAGGGAATGACAATTCTGGGGTCACTCCCAAAAACTCTGTCAGAATACTTAGGCGACAATTCAGTCAAAGTTTGCGCACTTTCAACGAATCTCAACTTTATTTCACGAGAAATTCCCCTATCTTCTAGATAGGATTTTGCCGCAGGATGAGACCAAGCATCTACTGATATTTTATCCAGTATGGGTTTTGTTTTGGGTATAAACTTGAACGCATTAGCCGAGGGCATTTTCTGTGCCCTCGGTGTTCTGCCATGTTCTTTTAACCATTCTTTCTTATAGTCTCTGTGAACTACAGGAAAGTTATCTTTCAAAAAGTTTACAGATGATGTGCTCTTACCACAATTGTGACATTTGTAAATAAAACTACCCCCGTTTGGGAAATGATATCCACGAGCCTTCAGTTTATTTTTCTGGGAATCACCACAATAAGGACATCTGTGGTTGAGGGTGTTGTCGTTCTTCCATTTGGCCAAATCCAGATATGGCATAGCCATCGACAAGTATTTTTTCTCCAACCAAATCATGGATAGAGTATATCACGTATTAGAGAAATCTGCAACTTTATTTTTAGGTACTTGGACAACATATCTAGCGGTTGGGTCATACTTCGGTTTGTCTTCCTTCACTACCATACTTGTTGATGTAACGAGTAGGAGCACAGCAAGGGGGTCAAATACAAATATGATTAAGTATATCACCCATCTGATAGCATTGTCAAGGTATTTGTCAGCATCGTCCCCATAAATTACCTCTGCAACATACAACATTGGACCCACTTCAGACTTCTGCACCAACTGAGCTTTACGTAGGGGTAAAAGTTCTTCGTTGTACTTACCAATTTGTTCTACTTGTGCATCGATATCACGTGTTATCTGTTCTCTCTCGTCGGTCTGAACACGGTTAACATAGTTCCTATCCTGTGGTCTAGCTGTTTGTAAAACCTCGTCTAGGGACGTTATACGGTCTTTGAGACGGTTTATTTTAGACTGTGCTGCACTCTTCCTCTCCTCAATAATCTCGATGGAAAGGTCATAGTCACCACTAGTAACAGTCTGTTCTAAATGTGCACGAGATAGGTAACCAAAGATACCTAGAGATGTGATGACCATCAAGACTATAACGGCCGTGACCAGATAGTATTTCATGAAATTCAAATACTTCCAGACTAGATGTAGGTATGCAGCAGTAACGAGTTTGGCAAACTCAAGAGTGGATGCCATGACAATAACACCAACCTTGGCACCAGAGAACATTGTTGCTAACCCGATAACCGAAAAGTATGCAGCGATTGTTGCAACGGCTATTGAGGTGGCAAGTGCTAGGTAGTTAAGAAACCTTACCATCACGTCTTACGAAATCAGCAAATCGCTTCTTACGTACCACGGGTTTATCGGTTGCAGTAGCAGGACCAGTAGAGTTCGTAGGTGCTTCTTCATCAACCTTGGCACTTGCTCTCCATTGGTAACAACTCCAGTAACGTGCTTTCCACTTGGGGCCTGGGTCTGCACAATTGTGACGTGCACGAAATGACTTTCTACGTTCCGGTGAATCACGTTTGATATCCATGTTGGGGTCACCGAATGTGACCTTGACGACATTTCCTTTGTCATTCTTAACGTATACACCAAACTTCTTATTTGACCCAGACGGCAAACGGAAGGGGTTGTTGAGTTCAACCTTCTTACCTTGATATTCTGCCTCAGAAATTACATGATCAAACAACTCTTCACATTCTTCACAACACGATTCGTTTGATTCTGCAAAAGTTTGGTATTTGTTTAATTCTCTATTCAAAGAAGATAGACCCGATGAGTTTTTAGCAACAAAAACCAGTCCTTTATCTGTGCTTCCAGAGTACTTAATGTCACCTTTTTTCACATACTTTTTCAAGATATCATCAACTTTCTTTTGACGAGAATCACCATCGAGATGGTCAAGCCTTACGTGGAATTCACGCTCTTCCATCGGAGTATGTTTCTTTGCCTTCTTCGTTGATTCTGGGGTACCCCATTCGGGTTGTTCTTTATACCAACGGTCTGTTGCTTCTTTAAAATATTTCATCTGACGTTACCAATGCTGGGTGACCATTTATTTTTGCATTATACACAGTGAAACCGAAATATTTACTATGTTCGCTCACAATTTCACATTTAGATTTAGACTTGAATATCAAGTCGGTTTGTTCAAAATCTCGAACTAAATTATATGTCTCACCTAATACTAACTCTTCATCGTTAGTTTCAGTGATACCATATTGTTTGACCATCTCTTCAGACAACATATTAACCTGTTCATCTGACAACTCTGCAAACTCTTTGAGTAAAGCAAGTGCAGCAGCATAAGATGCAAATTTGGACTTACCAAAAGGAACCTTTTGTATAATTCTCTTTAGATTGAATACAAGTCTATGTAAGTATGTATAAGACTCCTTTTCTGAATTGGTAGTAGGTTTGTTCTCGATTCTATTGTTCTTGTTATTAGGGTCTTGCTTATACTTTATTCTTTCACCATTCTTATCGATGAACCCCAATTCATAAGCTTTAGTATCCTCAAAAGGTGTTGTTAACATCTTAAGGATACGAAAGACTATTAATGTATCTACGACTCTAGTTACCATAGGACTATTTATAATTCTCTGAGAACTTGAATAAATTTTTGGTCTAATGGTATCTCTATTTTCCAGTTATCTTCGATATATCCAAGATAAAGGAATATTGTTTTCAAAACACTCCAATGTTCTTTATCAGAAATCTTAAATTCCATCATCCTTAAACATGGTTCGACGCCAAACACGTTTACTAGAGTGATGATATGGTTCAACATAAGACGTTCTCTAAGCACACCTTCTTCTTGATATCGATAGAGTAGACGTTTGAGATATTTAAATCTATTGAGGTCTTCATAAAACTCGTCCATGGTTTCACACTGCGGGTCATCGTAATGCTTCATTGCATAGGCGGTAAAATTTTCTGAAGTTAATTTATCAAATAGACTCATAATAAAAAGAAAAGGGGGTTAGACCCCCCTTTTTTATCGATAGGCAACGGAAACGGCTTTAATACCTACTCCACCTTCTAGTGTATCTGAGGTTGCTTTCTCTACGTAAACAACCTCACCTGCTGTCAATGTCATAGAAGCAAGAATTGTACCCCCTGAATTCTTCTGTGTCATCAACAATGCACCCGCAGTAGTGTTATGTGCACGTACTACGGATGCAGCGTCAACATTAGATGCAGCAGTTAAATCACCTTCTTCGGCTAATAGTTTTACTGTTCGCATCATCTACCTCGTTGTTACGCTACGTCGATAGTAGCAGTTCCACCCGTACCGGCACCACCAGCATCGATGATATCACCAGCAGCAAAAATAATATCAGAAGCTGCACCACCAACTGCATCAACAATTGCACCTGCATTCAGAGCAATAGTCTGTGCAGCAATAGACAACGTTTCAGTTGCAGCGGGTACAGTGAAATCAAATTCCACACGGTTAACACCAGTTTGTGCAGCCGCAGTAGCAGTGATTGCACCTGTTACTGAACCAGTAACAGCAAGAGTTTCACCTCCAGTTACGTTAACCAACTCGTTGTAAACAACGATGACCTTAGCAGCATCAGATTGTTCATATGAACTAGCAGCAAAGTGTACAGCAGAAATGGTTGCTTCAGCAAGAGTAGTGGTCAATACAGAGACACCAGATGTGCCTGGAGTCTTCGCAACAAGAATTTCGTCTTGTATCCTAGACCCTATAATAGTCCGTAAGTTCCAACCATCTTCTTTAGCAAAAGTTCGGTTTTTTTCTTCTTGAGTGAGCCACTTTGGCTTACTCTCGTCTGTGGTATCAATACCCCAAAGTGCCATTATTCTAATCTCCGTTAGTATGTTAATCTATTTATGCTTTAAGAAGCTTTATTTACAATCTTCCAGACTGCATTGACCAATTTTTCAAGTGGTAATGTTTCCATTTTCTTTTTATTGGAATCATTCACTTTGTCGTAAACTTGTAAAACGACACTAGCAGTAGTTAAATCAAGTCCCTTCTTTGCACTCTTATTCTTGACAACATCACGTGCAAGTTCTATTGCATTCTCTTCAAGTTCAACCGACTCTTTCACGTAATCGACAATAGTTGCACCCATATCACCTAGTGCAAGTGTAGCATCAGCACCACTACGACTGTAAAGATAAGACTTCATTCCTCTAGGATTATCCACATTTTGCATAATCACTTTATCTACATCGTACTTATTACTACGTGACCTACCTGTCACCTCAAATGTCGTTTCTGTACCTTTGCGGATTGACGAGTTATAAGTGATAGTCAATCTATCACCCTTCTTTAGTTTCTCGAAGTCAGAACGAGCTATAGTTTCAGCTTCGACAAGTTCAGTAGATTCTTGCACTATACGACCATTCTTTATCATGCCGTGTTTCTTTAACAACATATGAATGCCATCTCTCACATCCGTATCTAATCCATCAATATGCCTTTTCATTGACATGAATGCTTTGTTAGCAACATTAGGTGTGTTCTGATTGTCTCCGATTGCCTTGACATAGTATGCGACTTTCTCAAAGTCAGTCTTG